ATTAGTAAAAAAAAACAGGCATTATAGATAGTTTTAGTGAATTTATAAATAAAAAAATACTTAGAAGAAAACCTAAACTTTATAATGAATTGTTACCTGATAAAGAGTTTACTCTCTATAGCTCTTGTGTTAGTAAAAAACCTTACGATGCTATAGATAAACAGATAGGTAAATTTCATTTAGATATTCCTTTAGATTTGAAATATGAACAATTGATGGATCACCCAATCTTAACATGCAATAAAAAACATACTAAAGCAGCCTATTATATATTGCCAAAAGTTAGAAGTGATGATATAAAACCTATTGTTTATCACAATTGCAATAAAACTAACTATTGTGTATTTTTGAGACAGCACCCTGTAAATTACCCAATTTCAGAGAAATTATTAAAACAGTATCACACATTTGTTGATCAAGTTTATTTGCCTAAAATACTAGCTTTATTAAAAGATTTTAAGTACTGTCCAAATGGCTATTACAATTCTTTGGAAGCAGTCAAACAAAAAGAACAGGACAAATTTTTTGATGGAAACAGACAACCCAAATGTAATATACCAACTTATGAAATGATGGCTAAAATACAAAAACAATTAGCTGATGAAAAAATCAGGAGTGTTTCACAACCAACCGAAGATATGAAATATATAATGGGACCTGTTATTAAGTATGTGGAACAAATAATGATGGACTTTTTACCCTCTTATTCACCTGGTAAAAATTGGGCAGATAAAGAAAAACAAATAAACGAAGCAGTAGCTATGGGATTTACTATTAGTGCTAGTACTGATGCAACAGGTTTTGACAGAACAATAGATAATGAATTGAAATATATAGGATTTCGTGTGTACGATTTTTTAGAACCGTTTATAACACATGTAACTTTCGATCTCTTTGCAAGTGTAGCAAAAGCAAAAAAAAAAAACAAATATATGTTAATGACTCGAAAGCCTTTGTCAAAATGCTAGTTGCTATAATAATAGGCACTGTTAATAGTGGTAGTATAGACACCACTATATTGAATACATGGATAATGGATAGTGGAACTGAATTCGCTGCTTATATAGCAAAATTGGTAAGCAAAAATTCTGTATCTGGAGATGACGCTAATGCTCTTTTTAAAAATGCCACTCCTAAAGAAATAGCTAAAGCATATTATGATGTATTTCCAACAAACCCTACACCCGGTTTAGGGATTCAGCTTAAACATTTGCTTATAACTACACCGGAAGATGCCCTTGTGTGTTCTACTGAAAGATACGTATGTGATAAACACGGTATAAAACTATCTAGAGATTTATTGAAATATATTGAAAATATATGTCTCAATGTAAAAGCCATTAATTACACAGAAGATCAAAGAAAACAATTATGTAGAGATTTGGCTGAAGCAGACTTCTCATGGGCTGGAAATTCAATAGATAATTATGAAGGATCGTTACCTATAATAAGAGCATTTACAAAAAAATTGTATGAAAAAGGTTCTTCCACTAAATCCATACAAACTGGAAAAACCAGGGTTATAAAAATAACGAATTTGCCATTAACAAGAGAAAATGTAGAATTAAAAGAAAAATTTGGTCATGATTATTATGCTATTAGAGATAGAAAAACTAGTGTAGAAAATTGTTGCGTGGAAGGTTTTTATAATATGTTAAATAAAAGATATGGATTGTCTAAAGCAACTGTTACCTTATTTGAAAAAGAGATCGAAGAAGCTGTAATGGAAATAGATGGTACTGTTTATGACATGATGAAGACGAATAGAGAAGCTTATTATCTAGATAAATTCTATTATCCTCCCAAAGTCGTTCCTAAAGAAGAAGTAAAAACAGAAAATCCTTTAGTTAGTTTGTGGGGAAAAATTACTAGCATAACCAGTAAAATAATACCACCAGAAAATAAACAAGATGTTCCTAAATTAAGTGAAAAAATTGTTGAATCAGAAAATAAAACACAAATTAAAGAAACACCAAGTGAAAAAAA